TATCTTCACATCCGCACTTAAACAACTGGTTACCAGATAGATATTGATTGCAGGATGTACAAGCTGGTGGAAACACTGGTGGAAAGTCTGGTGGAAAGTCTGGTGGAAAGTCTGGTGGAAAGTTTGGTGGAACTGGTGGAGCAACTGGTATTACAGCGTTTGAAGCACTAGAATAAGCACTAGTTGTTCCATAAGAAGTTTCTGTTCTTACTTGAAAAGTATAAGAAACGCCATTAGTTAAGCCGGTAACTGTTATCGGAGATGCTGACCCAGTTACCGCAACGCTTCCTGGAGTAGACAATGCTCGATAGACAACGGCACCACCTTTACCAGTATAAGTAGGTACAGTAAAAGTAACTGTGGCTTGAGTATCGCCGCCAGTGGCAGTACCAATTGTTGGTATGCCTGGAATTGAACCACCAGCTGCAAGTCCCCCGATTGATACTGGCATTAGGCGCTCAAGTCTCCCACTAGTACCCAAGTGTTTTCTGCTCTTTTAATTAAAGTAGCTGCTGACCATCGTGTACGTAGTTTTAATCCAGGTGTTCCGTCTATCGTAACACCAACTGTGGCACCAGCAACAGTTGTTTGACCTGTGCCAGTTTGCAAGATTGTTATTTGTGTACCAACTGGAAAGGCTACAGATGAGTTTAAAGGAACTGTTAATGTTGTTCCAGAACCATTGTTCATTTCTACAATCTTGCCATCATCAGCTAATACTAAGGTATATGCACCAGCCGTTGCATTTGTTTGAATATGATAAACGACATTAAGTGTTACGGCAATTGATGTTGCAGTTGCGTTGTTAATGTTTGGACTAGTTAAACTTAAACTTGTTCCAAGCTTTCCTGTAGTTACAGCTCCATTTGCAATCTTGCCTTCTATTATAGCAGAGCCTGCAATATCTTCTGAGTTGATTGCGCCGGCATCAAAGTTTGCTCCAGCTGATAAGTTTTCAACAAATGTTTTTATTACGTTAAAGTTTTGATTCATCGGGCTTGAGTTAATTACGTCACCCGGTGCAAAAACGGTTAATCCACTTAATGTTGCCATTACTTTTGGCTCCTTACTTTTCTTCTCTTAAATTTGTATGCGATTGAATTTAATCCCCATTGTCTACCAACCGTACCAGTCGTAGCGCCTGTTGGGCCGACAAACTCTAGTTGTGTAGCTTTAGCTCTTTTTAGTCTACCACCTCTTTGAATACCTTCTCTAAGGTCACTTTCACCAAACGTAGAAATGTCAAAAATTCCAGTTCCAAAAACTCCACCAGTAACAACTGGCATTAAGTCAATTATATGACTTGTTGTTATCAACTCAGTATTAAAATCATGATAAACATTAACAGTTATTTGTGTGTTTTCATCTACTGGACGAACAACATACAAGCTTCTTACAAATGTTTTATCTTGCACATAACGGTCATCATAAAACCATGAAGTAGTATAGTTTGTAGTAAAATCACCTAGTCCATTACCCTCTAAAATATCATCAGTTTGATTTTGTACAATGTTGTCTGAATAATCAAATTCATCTATATACATAACATACTTAAAGTTTTCATCTGGATGAACCATTAGATGCCAAATTTCACCATCATCATCTGTCCAGTCACAACCAGACAATAATCCATATGGAAATATTGAATTTGGTGTTGCATCGTTTGACCATGCTGCTGATTGGTACATTGTGAATGCGCCACTTTGACCAATTGATGGGTCAAATATAAAATTCATATTAGGATAATCAACTGCACTTCCAGTATTTCTAATATCAAAAGGAGCTGACATCCATAATCTATCATTAACAAAAGACAAAGTTAAATCAAATAGTCTATTAGCATTTATTCTATTGGTATCAATAACTGGTTTTAAGCGGCTAAACAAATCTTGAATTCCATTACGATTATAAAATAACAATCCTGCTGGGTAATCAAAGAAGTATGCTCCACCAGCACCTTCAACTACATGTTGTGGGTATTGAATTCCTACAGTTGTAGAAAGCTCTACAAGCTGAAATGAATCAACATCATAACCCATTAACAAATAAACTGCTTTAGGTTTAAATATTAATAACTGTCCATCAACTATTGCAAGTCCACGAATGCCTTCACCACCAGCAACAATGTCAATATAGTCATCCTGAAACCAATTCTCTGGTGAATTTTCATGTGACCAACGAATTCTATTAGGATGGTCAACTAGAGTTGGTGTAGCATCATCATTTAATTCTTTTGTATTAGCTACAAATAGTTTATTGGCATGCGCTCTTACAAGTTCTGCGCGTGGCATATAACCACCAACTGGGTTTTGATATGGCTGCCATGTTGGACCAGATGCTAGTAAGGCTGTTGCGTATGTATTGGCATTATCCCATTTATACATTTGTGTTGCATCTTTGCCAAGAGCAATGTAAATTACATCAAGCCATTGTGTAACGCTTGCACCATTAGTTGACTTTACTGCAAGGTCGTTTCCAGCAGAATATTCTATAGTAGAAAAATTAGAACCAGATGATTGATAAACTTTACCATCTGTTGCATTTTCTTTTCCTGTGTTTAATATTATTCTTGGTGTTGAATTATCTTTGTAGTTAAATAATCCTTTTGGATTCCAGTTACCACTAACTTGTGTAGTGTGTTTCTTTTTGTAGCCAGCGCGGCTAAATACGCCACCGCGTGGGTCTACATCAAGATTGAGAATAAATGGTGATTCATTCTTTGCTAGCTGAAATTGGTCAGCACGAAAGTTTAAGCCACCAGTAAAATCTCTAACTTGGTCAAAAAGAATTTGGGCCATTTAGAATGCTACTCCAAGTGGGTTTGGACTACCTGGCAATACGCGCATATTTGAAGCATCCGACCACCACCAGTCATACTGGCTAAGTTGCAATCCACCAGACATAATAAGTTGACGGTTGCTTGATGGAGCGGTAAGGTTTCCTTGAATAATTGCGATGCCTCTTTCAAAGCTACGCATATATTCATTGGCCATCTCTGGGTCTTCCTGGAATTGGAAGATGCGAGCCATAACATAGTTAACTAGTGGCAATTGCAATTGTGGCGAAATATCAATTGGGTCGTTTTCATCTTGCATCCATTCTAAGGATGGGTTGCGAAAACCTCTGAGAGTAATAGCATAAACATCATTAGGTTTTGGCCAAAGATTTAACTGGTCAGCCCATATAGAAAAGTATGCTGGAATATCTGCTTGGTCTTGACTACCAACCCAAATTGATTCACACTTTGCTTGGTCTTGATATATTAAGGCATTGCCTTGACCATTGTTACCAGCTGATGGACCATTATTAACAACTGCAGTTATTTGTGATATATCAGTAATTGCTTTTGGTGTTCCTGATGATGGTTGAAATTGAGCAAATGTTGCATATGCTCTTTGATTTGCAGTAGTTGTAAAAGTATAAGTTGTTTGGTAATACGGCCAACGATTACTTAAGGCTACAACTTTTTGAAAACCTTCTTTAATAAAACCATTAACAAGGTCTGTTGAGATATCGTCATTTTCATCAAAGCCAATATCTAAGTCAGAAAGTTCGCCAACAAACGTGCGCATTTGCGCAAGCGTAAGGTTAGCATTAGAAAAGTTTATAGCCATTTTTTACTTCCTATTCTGGAGAAGTCTCTTTATTATTTTCTTCTTTTTCACCAAGTTTGTTTAGTGCGTTCAAATGACCAATGCAATAGTCTGTGCCTTTTGCTTTTGGTGCCTTGCATTCTTCTTCTTTTTTATTCATTGCTTGGCATAAACCACGCTTATAATGTACGCCACCGTAAGCAATACCTGATGGTGGAGCAATCTCTACACCCGAGCCGTGATAAGCTAAACGACCGTTACCCACATGGCGAGCTCCTTCTACATATCCATATGGTTGTGTGCCAGCTAATCCCTGGCTTTGGCTTTGGAATTCTTTATTCATATTTGTCTCCTTCGTTAAAAGTATCTTAATTGTAGAACATGCCAGCAGAGGTTACCCCCTGCTGGCACGTGTCCTAGGTAGCTAGATTAATCGTTGTCGCCAACAAAAATGCGCTTCCAGTTCATGGTGGAGATTCCACCCTTTGCTATAATGGTGCTTGCGTTTTCTGCGATGCCGCTAACTCCAATGAAGCCATCTGCTGATGGTGTGATTACACCATGAATAAATGCTTGGTTCAAACCAGTTGCAAGTGCAACCGAAGCTGAACCATGGTCTGGAGTGTCAATTGCTACAGCAGCTGTGCGAACAACTGTTGTTGCATCAGTATTGTATTCTGAAATGAATGCAATTGCTGTTGGGGTTGCAGATGCAGTAATTGAAAAGGCTGCTCCGTCAGTTGCTGCGGCTGCCGAGTAAGCAATACGAGCATCAAACTCGTATGTTTCTCCAGCTTTGCCATAGAAACCAAAGTCACCTGAATCAAGTGCTGCGTATGAAACGCCGACCGTTACGTCAGCTGCGAGAACGTTTGTGCGTTCTACGATGAATTTATTATTTGTTGCCATAGTTGTATGTCTCCTTGCCTTTCGGCAGATACCTAACTAATGTTTTTATTAATTAGAATTTGTTTTTTGTTTTTATAAATAGCTGGCACTGGGAGAGTTGCCCGAAGGATGACAACCTTTAAACTCCCAGCACCAACTACATCTTTAGCTATTACGCGTAGCTAGCGTCTGCTGTCAAGTAACCCTGACGTTGACGGTTGCTGCAGGTCAACTGACCATAGGCCAACACGAGGGCGTAACGGGCGTCAACGCCAGCTACAGTGCCGTTCATGAAGTCTGTGGTGGTGAACCAGTAACCATTCAAGCCGGTGAGCTTGAGGTACTTCGTATTAAGGAAGTACATCGGCGCATCGGATGTGTCAACTGCCAATTCAAGGTCAAACACAATTGGTGTCTGCTTGAACATCAAGTTTTGGAAACCAGCATTTGCCTTAGCAACGTCCTGGTAACGAACTTGGTTAGTCAACAGTGACTCATACTTCTCGAACAAGCTGGTGTTCGTGATGATAAGGTCAGGAACATCAGAGCCCTTTGAAGCACGGTTGTATACGTCAGCCATGTTATGAAGTGCAAGTGTTGCACCCATCGTGGTTCCCTGTGTTGGGTTCCACCACTTGGTTCCATCTGGTGATACGTTAGTGTTAGCATCAATGCCACCGACTACGTTGTTCTGGGTAGCAACTATGTTACCAAGACCATTGAAGTCGCTTCCAGCTGATGCTGAACCATAAAGCTGCTCGTTAAGAGTTGTCTTAAGCGACATTTCAGCTTGCATGATTTTAGCATTCAACAGTTTGATGATTGCCTCGGTGCCACGGTTCTTTGCTTCTTCAATACCGCTGATTGCGATAGAAGCAGCCATCTGCTTCCAGTCGTACTCAGCAGCAGTGATGCCTTCCTGTGGGGTAAGGTCAATTGCATCGTAGCCCTGGTATGTCGAAACAGTATCGTTTACTGCGTACATCAATGGTTCTATGATTTGGGTGCCGCCTTCTTCAACACGGACACGTCCGCGCTCATTAAGGTGGTTAAGAAGGACAAGGTCCTTGAAAATGTTATCAACCAGCGTTGGCTGGTAGTTTTGCAACGTAGTTGATAACAGTGAATTAAAGTCGGGATTACCGGCCATGTTAATATCTCCTGTTTGTTGTTGTTTGGTTAATAATTTAACGTCTTCTTAGCCTGTTCAAAGGCCTCAAAGACTGACGTTGGTTTAGCAGCTTTTGGTGCGGCTGAATTTTTGTTGGCAGAGCCACCAGAAACCACTGATGCTGAACGTTTTGCCTCAACTCTAGATTGTTCTTGTGCTAGTTTCTTCTCTGCCTCGGAGGCTTTAGAATAAACTTTATCAAAGGTAATCTGTTTAAAGACTGCCTCTAAATCAGTCGAACCTGTTGCTAGAGCTTTGGCTACGATTTCATCAGCGTTAAAGTCGTCACCATATTTGCTTTGCAAAGAATCAATAGTTTTAGCTAACTCATCCATAGCTTTAGATTGCTCGAAAGCCTGAATTCGTTGCTCTAACTGTCGAAGTTGCTGTTCAGCTGGGTCCATCCATTCATCCTCTTGAGGTTGAGTGGCTACACCGTATTGCTGTTGCAACAACTGCAAGGTAGCAGCTGGGTCATTTTGCAGAGCTTCTGCTAATGCACTAGCGTACTGTAC